TGGTCCTACTAAGCAAGAACGTGCTTTGGAGATCTATCGTGATTTTGCTGGCCAGTCTAAAGACAACGTGATCGCTAAGATCCGTGAGCAGTTGGATATGTCTCCTGCCGGAGCTACAACTTACTACTACAACGCCAAGAAGTTGGCTGGACATTGAGGTTAAAATATTATGAGTTATAAACTATCAGAAGTGACTTACATCAAAGAAAATTTTGATCCAAACAATTTGGAACACGTTAAGCACTATAAATATTTTTTAGAGAATAGTCGGTGGAGTACCTCATGTCCTTTTCGGATTGAGTGGCCATTCGTGACAGTCCCTGAACTGATCAAAGATCGATTGATCAAAAGATATCTTGACAATATAATTAATTACATTGAAGACAACCAAGAACAACATGCTTGACAAATAAGTTTTATTATTTTATAATAACCTCCACACGCGGGAGGTTTCTTTTTATAAAAATCTCTAACCAGTAACAACAAGGAAAAATATGGAAAAAACAGATGCAGCTCTGGGCGAGCAAGTACGTCAACACATGATCAAAGTAGGATTAGAAACTCCTATGGTGTATGACAGAGTGAAGCAAAATAATGATAAAAAAATCAAGGTAATTGCTGAACACTTTCAGGCAATTATGGAGGAGCTAGGTCTGGACATGACCGATGATTCATTAATTGATACACCCAATCGCGTTGCAAAGATGTATACACGCGAGATTTTCTTCGGGTTGGATTATGATAATTTTCCCAAGTGTACTCGTATTCAAAACAAGATGGGCGTGAACAACAGTTTTGTGTTGGAGCGTAATATCAACGTTCAGTCAAACTGTGAACATCACTTTGTGGTTATTGATGGTAAGGCTACAGTAGCTTACATTCCCAAGAAAACAATTCTTGGTTTGTCCAAACTGAATCGTATTGTCCAGTTCTATTCGAAGCGTCCTCAAGTACAGGAACGCCTAACGGAACAAATCTGTGAAGCTATTAAGTTTATTACAGAATCTGACGATGTTGCTGTTTATGTTGATGGTGCGCATTACTGTGTTAAGTCACGAGGCATTCAAGATGTCACATCTACAACAATGACGTTAGCTACGCGTGGTTTATTCTCTGAGGTTAACTCTGAGTTGCGTCGTGAATTCCTTAACTTTGCTCACGGATAAAGTACAATGAGTGGCAACAGATTGACTCCACAATGGACTCCTACTCTCGAACAGGCCTTTGGTGCTTCAGGTGCCAAAGGTCGTGAAGGCGAGATGTTTGTTAAAGAAGCTGTTGAGAGTTGGGGATGGGATGTAATTGACAACGAAGCCAGTTACGAAGAACAAGTTGCAGGTCAGGATTTATGGATCAAGAAACCCACTTGGCATAATCATTACAGTATCGATGTTAAGAATAACATGAATTACTTTGGTGCATTCTATGTTGATCCGGTTGAATGGATGAAACCAGAAAAAAAGAATCATCGGTTTTGGCATGTCAATATTGAAACAGGTTGGATGGCTTGGTATGCTCGTGAAGAAATGCAAAATTATATTATAACCAAGAACAAGACAAAAGGGTTTTGGATTGGAGTGAAAGATAGACCAGCAGTTAATATTACAAGGAGACACTATGGAAAATAAAAGTTTTATTTGGGTAACATTTCAAAAAGAAGGCATTCATCGCTACCCTGGTGCCGACACAGACCCAACGCTAGCAACCGAAGACTGGTTAGATGTATCATTTCTCGGTGTTCCTCATCGTCACATCTTCCACTTTCGTTTAGAGATGGAAGTGTTCCATGACAACCGCGATGTTGAGTTTATTCAATTGAAACGAATCCTTGAAAACTTCTATGCTGATGGCACATTGCAAATGAATCATAAGTCCTGTGAGATGATGGCTCGTGAATTGCATGAACGTGCTTACAACTCATGGCCTGATCGAGATTATGTAATTGAAGTATCAGAAGATGGTGAGAACGGTTGTAGAATGTACTTCCCATGCAAACATGACCTCACAATGAAAGTATACGCAGTATGATTAACTTCTGCCATATTACACCAACACCTTTCCTAGAGGTGTTTGCTCCAATGAGTGGGGCTCACTTGATCCTTGCTCATTTGGTTGAGTCTGATCCAGTGTATGCTAAGTTCTACGCTGATCTGGATGATGGTAAGCCAAAGATCATGGACAACTCAGCATTTGAAATGTTCAAGCTTGGACATCCAATGTACCCATCAGACAAGTTGATTGAAATGGGTAAGAAGGTCAAAGCTGATTACATTGTAATGACTGACTATCCAAAAGAACATTGGAAGAAAACAGTTGACAAGGCTAAAGAGATGATGCCTGAATTAAAGTCTGCTGGCTTTAAGACTTTCTTCTGCCCACAAAGCGAACTTGGAGATATGGAAGGACTGTTGACTTCTATTGAATGGGCTTTGAAGGATCCAAATATTGGCTTAATTGGGTTATCAATTCTTGCCTGTCCTATTGCTTGTGGTGTAAATGAAACCACCTTTAACGGTGGTAAGCGTAGTGATGCTTATAAGATGCAACGATTCCTTTCTCGTTGGAAAGTTCTGACAGAGTTGAAGCGTCGCGGTTTATTGGATTACGTACATAATAAATTCCATTGTTTGGGAATGGTTGATGGTCCAAATGAGATTGACTTGCTAAGTGAATTCCACAATTCAATCTTTAGTTGGGATTCAAGTGCAGCAGTATGGGCTGGTTTGAATTATATTCGTTTTGATCAATCACCATCAGGTTTGATGGAAGGTAAGTTTGAACACGAAGTTGACTTTGATCATGCTAAGTGCGATCTTGACTCAATCAAAGATGCAATGTATAATTGTTCATTCATTAATAAGAAAGTGAAGTAATGTACAAGTATTCAGAAGACCAATACATTCAAGATATCGTGGGATATGTTGAATCAACTTATGGCCAGCATTATGTTAATGATGGTATTCAAGTGATTGATGTTTGGCAGTCTCGTGGCACTTTGAGTACCACTGCTGCTGATACAGCAATCAAGTATATTATGCGTTACGGTAAGAAAGATGGAAAGAACCGTAAAGATTTGTTGAAAGCCGTTCACTACATTCTGTTAATGATGTATGCTGACGATAACACTATGGAGAAAAAGATTGAAACACGTACTCGGACCTTCGTCCCGGTCGACCCTAACTGAGGTCAAGGAAGGCGACTCGCAACCAAACGCTGTAGATTTAAGATTGGGATCAATCTTTAAGATTAGTGATAATGGTTTTGAGATTTCAAATGAACACAAAAAACACAGAGGGACAGACCACGAACTTGTCACAGACTTTCTTGGATACTATACGCTCCAACCAGGACGATATGAAGTCGTTATGGAAAACGTCATCCACGTGGGAGATGGCGAAGCTGGTTGGGTCATTACACGTTCTACTCTTAACCGTAATGGTCTTTACCTTACTAGTGGGCTTTATGACTCTGGTTATCATGGCGTTATGGCTGCCGTTCTCCACGTTACTACTGGCGTGGCACGGATTAAGAAGGGGACTAGGATTGGACAGTACCTCAGCTTCGAGGCTGAATCGTTAAGTAGTTATAATGGTGACTATGGACTTAATAAACAACACGACCAAAAATATGGAGTTAAATAATGGCCTTTGAAGTAAAAGTATCGATTGAAGAGTTGCGCAAGCGCAAACTGTTCCTTGCAACACCGATGTATGGTGGTAACTGTGTGGGGATGTATACCCGTGCAGTGGCTGACTTAGCAGCTATCTGTGCAAAGTATGGTATTCCTTTGCAGTTGTATTTCTTGTTCAACGAGTCTCTGATCACACGAGCACGTAACTACTGCGCAGATGAGTTCTTGCGTAGCGATGCAACCCATATGTTGTTCATTGATAGTGACATTGGTTTCAACCCACAAGACGTTCTGGCACTGCTTGCAATGCAAGATGACGACAGCGACTATGATGTGATCGGTGCTCCTTATCCCAAGAAGTGTATTAGCTGGGAAAAGATCAAGATGGCTGTCGACAAAGGTGTTGCAGATGAGGATCCAAACAAGCTAGAGAAGTTTGTTGGTGACTATGTGTTCAATCCACGTAATGGTCAACGAGAGATTCCTATCGGTGAGCCAGTCGAGGTGATGGAGATGGGCACTGGTTTTATGATGATCCGTCGTAAGACATTCGACAAGTACAAAGAAGTGTTCCCGCACTTGCATTACAAACCAGATCACATCCGCACTGAAGCTTTTGATGGCACACGTGAGATCATGGCTTACTTTGATTGTATCATCGATCCAGTATCAAAGCGTTACTTGTCGGAGGACTATATGTTCTGCTACAACGTTCAGAAAGCTGGTATGAAGGTTTGGTTCTGTCCATGGATGCAGACACAGCACGTTGGCACGTATGTGTTTGGTGGTAGTTTGGCTGACTTAGCATCAATTGGTGCTTCTGCGACAGCTGACTCAGCTTCTTTAAAGAAAGATAAGGCTAAAAAATGAAATTGACAAGTAGAACACTTCAAGTATTGAAGAACTTTTCTACTATCAACCCCTCACTGTTGTTCAAAAATGGTAGTGTAATTACTACAATGTCACCTAATAAAACGGTGATGGCTAGAGCAACAGTGGGAGAGGTCTTCCCACAGACCTATGCAATCTATGATTTGTCACGGTTCATTGGCGTTCTGTCAATGTTCAATGATCCTGATGTTGCAATGGGTGATAGTTTCTTGGTTATCTCAGAAGGCAATCGTGTAGTCAATTACACATACGCTGATCCTGAAATGATTGTTACACCACCAGATAAGCCAATTAAGTTTCCTGAAGATGCTGAGATTGAGTTTACAATGTCTGCTGATGTGTTGTCTAGTGTGTTGAAAGCTATTAACATTCTGCAAATGCCAGAGCTCTCTGTTAGTGGAGAAGATGGTAGGGTTTATGTTGGTGCAGTTAATTCTAAGAACCCAACTGGTGATACATTTAAGATTGAAGTTGGTACAACAGAACATAACTTCAGCATGATGTTCAAGGCTGAGAACATTAAGATTATCAGTGGTGACTATAACGTAAAGATTACTTCAAGAGGATTAGCGTACTTTCGAGGGGATGATGTAGAATACTGGATCCCTACAGAATCTAGTTCATCATTCGGAGGCTAATTTGCGCGAAGACTTTTTGTGGGTCGAGAAGTATCGACCCCGTACCATTGCTGATACAATTCTTCCTATCAACTTGAAGAAGGCTCTTCAACAGTTTGTTGATGATAAGAATGTTCCAAACCTCTTGCTGACAGGAAGAGCTGGTATTGGAAAGACAACAGTAGCACGAGCAATGCTTGATGAGCTTGAGAGTGACTACATTGTTATCAATGGATCGTTGAATGGTAATATTGATACACTGAGAAACGATATCATGTCGTTTGCATCGTCTGTATCGTTTCATGGTGGTCGGAAGTATGTTATCCTTGACGAGGCAGATTACTTAAACCCTAACAGCACTCAACCAGCTCTCCGTAACTTCATGGAAGAGTTTAGTAAGAACTGTGGGTTCATTTTAACCTGCAACTTTAAGAACAAGATCATTGATCCTTTGCACTCTCGGTGTTCGGTAGTTGAGTTTACTATTCCGAAAGATGATAAGCCTAAGTTGGCTGCTAAGTTCTTCAACCGAGCTATTGATATTTTAAAGAAAGAGAACGTAGAGCATGTTCCTAAAGCTGTTGCTGCAGTCATTGAGAAACACTTCCCTGATTTCCGCAGGACTCTCAATGAGTTACAACGTTATAGCGCAACTGGTAATATCGATACTGGAATACTTTCCAATTTTGAAGAAGATAATTTTAAAGCACTTATAGACTTCATGAAGAAGAAGGACTTCACCAATGTCCGTAAATGGGTTGGTGAGAACACAGATATTGATCCTGTTGTCCTTTTTAGAAGACTGTATGATAATGCATCTATGTTACTTGCAGATAATGCTAATGTTGCTCACTTGGTTATGATCTTAGCCAACTATCAACATAAGGCTGCGTTTGTTGCTGATCAAGAGATCAACACAACTGCTTGTATGGCTGAGATCATGGTTAACATGGAATGGAAATGAAGAAGTATAGTTACGGCTTGAAGAAGGTCATCTGCGTTGATGGTTCTATTGGTTATGAGGATTGCAACTTTGGTAACGGAACTTACCGAATTCGTATTCCTAATAAGTTTTGGCCTTTCCCTGAAGTCGTAACTCTACCTCGCTCTGCATTCACATATTGCAAAGACCAAGATCATATGAAACCAAGTTTTGATAACCTAGAAGAGGCTCCGTTTTGAATACAACATATAAATTAGATGTCATCGATGGTGATGACGGAGATCAACTGCTTCAGTTGTCTGAAGAGTTCTGTAAAGATCAAGATTGGCGCGAGGGTGATGTTATCAGTTGGGACACTAAAGATGGCTCGGTTATTGCTACTAACAAGTGTGCTCAAGAGCGTAAAAAGACCTCAGGTAAGAAGTTGGTTCTTGTAGAAACTGTTTCTGTGTTCCGTCATCGTTATGTTGTTGAGTGCAACGAGGAAGAGCATGCATCAGATGAAGTGGTTTGTAGATTAGGCAACGATGACTTTGAAGAGTTTTCTCAACACCACGTTGATGAAAGCATTTCTTCTACTCGTGTAATAAATGAGCAAGAGTATATGGAGTTGTTTGATAAAGATAACCACTACCTGGCCAAGTGGGACATCGAACAAAAGAAACGTTTTATTAACAAGATCAATTACAATGAATGATATATTTTTAAATACGTTCAAATGGATCAAAGATGACTGGTACAGTAATCGTTTTCGTTTCTGCATTGAGCTTATTGCTTGGGGTATCAGTATTGGTTGCTCTATTACCATGGCTCTCACAGTCCCGAATCCGCCCCTACTTACTCTTTACCCTATATGGATCCTCGGTTGTGGTCTCTATGCTTGGGCTGCTTTTACTCGGAAATCTTTTGGGATGTTGGCTAACTACTTGCTCTTGACTACAATAGATAGTATTGGACTTATTCGTATGTTAATGGGATAGAAATGAAATATGATGCTATAGTTTTGGGCGGTGGGGTCGTTGGTATCACCACCGCTTTTTATTTGTGGGAAAGAGGTCTGGAAGTTGCCGTTGTGGAGAGACGACCTGAGGCTGCAGAGGAGACCTCTTTTGCTAATGGTGGACAGATCTCTGTCTCACATGCGGAGCCTTGGGCCAATCCAGGTGCCCAATGGCAAGTGCTAAAATGGTTAATGAAGAAGGATAGTCCTCTATACTTTAGACCAAAAGCAGACTTGCACCAACTTAAATGGATTGCACAGTGGTTACGCAATTGCTCACGCACTAGAACAGACGAGAACACAACCAATCTGGTGCATCTAGCCATGGAGTCACGTAGAGAGTTGATTCGTGTTAGACGCAGATCAAAGGTGAAGTATGACCACCTGACAAAAGGTATTCTTCACTTCTACCAAAACCAAAAAGAATTGGATAAAGCACTGTATGCCATGGATGTAATGAGGCAAGCTGGTCTATCCATTCAACCTACTGCATTTGACCAAATGGCTCAGATGGAGCCTGCTCTTGCCCACTTGGGCGATAGGATTGTTGGTGGGACATTTGCACCCAATGATGAGAGTGGTGACTGCAACTTATTTACAAAGAACTTAGCTAACTTCTTGGAGTCCAATGGTGTAAGGTTCTTTTATGATTGTGCTGCTGTTGCATTGAAAGATAACCGTGTTGAAATTCACCAACACGATAGTGATACAGCTTTTGTGCTTTCATCAAAACAATTTGTAGTTGCTATGGGTTCTTACAGCTATCAGTTTGTCAAAGCAAACTTTGGTAAAGAGCTGATGATTTACCCTGCCAAAGGCAGCTCTGTGACTGTTCCTGTTATAGATAATAAAAAGGCACCTACTATAAGTCTAACAGATGATGAAAACAAGCTGGTATTTTCTCGCTTCGGTAATAGGTTGCGTATTGCTGGTACTGCTGAACTTGCTGGATGGGACTCTTCAGTTAATGTTGAACGCTGTAAAGTGGTTCATAACAAAGCTAGAGAACTTTTTGGAGACGGATGTGACTGGTCAAACGCACTATACTGGTCTGGACTGAGACCGACCACTCCTTCTAATTTACCGTACACCGAACGTCTCAACGATACGGTTGTTTTAAATTGCGGCCACGGAACGTTGGGCTGGACGTTGGCTTGTGGATCCGCTAAGCGTGTAGCAGATATAATTATAAAATGAACCCCTTTGACTATGTGAACGCAATCAATTATTCTAAGAAGGATCTGATGACCGGAACAGACAACGATGAGTTGGCTGAAAAGGATTATCAACCTTTCTTAGTTAATAGAGCATTGTCCTACTTCCCTGATACATTAATGCATGCGCATGTGATGTCTGGGTTCCAAACTTTGGACAATAAACTCCAATACTCCTATCTTCTAAATATCGTTAGACCATCTAAGCGTTTTGCTAAGTGGGTGAAAAAGCAAGACAATAACGATATTGAAGCTGTTAAGCAATATTACGGCTATGGAAATGAAAAGGCCTTAGAAGCGTTATCGATACTGTCTGGTGAGCAATTGACTATAATAAAAAATAAACTTGCTAAGGGTGGAAATAATGAATGTGATCGACAGCCTCATAGAGGTGACGCTTCCTAATGAAGAAGACTTTTTAAAGATTAAAGAGACCTTGACTCGAATTGGTGTGGCATCAAAAAAAGACCGAAAACTTTATCAGTCTTGTCATATCTTACATAAACAAGGAAAATACTATATCGTCCACTTTAAAGAGTTGTTTGCTCTTGATGGTAAGCCTTCCAACTTCTCTGAAGAAGATGTGGGAAGACGAAACACAATTGTAAACCTTTTGGCTGAATGGGGATTGCTTAAGTTAGTAATCATTGAAAAATCGCAAGAGCCTCGCACACCACTGTCGCAGATTAAGATCCTAGCTTACAAAGACAGAAATGAGTGGGAGCTTGTAGCAAAATATAATATTGGTCGGAAGCTTTAATGAATAATATTTGGGATGAACGGTTTTTAGGTCTAGCACAGCATGTAGCAACATGGTCAAAGGATCCAAGAACCAAAGTGGGAGCTGTTCTGGTTAACGAGACCAAACAAGTTCTTAGTGTTGGTTACAATGGATTTCCTCGTGGAGTGTTCGACTTATCTACAAGGTATGAAGATAGGCAGACCAAACTAATGTTTGTTGCTCACGCAGAGCGCAATGCTTTGGACAACTGTTTTGCAGATACACGTGGATCGACATTGTATGTTACACTCCCTCCTTGCAACGAATGTGTCAAGTCCATTATTCAAAAAGGCGTTAAACGAATTGTTACGTTGACTTCTGACGCAAGGCCACAGGATAATAGTGATGTAGCAATGATAATGCTTGCAGAAGCAGGCATCCAACTTGATTTTATTCATTATGATCCTA